ATAATTTGCGTGTTTTCTGTGCAGCTCCAATTGAGTTCACAGTTGAGTTGAATCAATGTTGTTTGATGCAGAACAACTGGTTCTACAACATGTCAGATGATCCTAAATCGTGGAGCGCAGTTGGTATGACAAAATATTACGGAACTTGGGATGCTATTGCGCGCCATCTCTCACAAAACAAAAATGCATTTGGACTTGACTTAAAGCAATTTGATTCCTCTATGTGTGTCCGATTGCTCGAAATGATACGTGATTTTCGTTGTCATTGTACAACAGATTCACAGAGTAAGCGGTCCATTCAATACTTGTACCACTATATCATTCATTCCACCATTGTGCTTTGTAATGGTGATGTCGTCACAAAGCATGGTGGCAATCCTAGTGGTAGTTCAAACACTGTTGTTGATAACACTCTCGTCTTGTTCTTTCTTCAGTTCTATAGCAAATTCCTTGTTGCTCAGAAGAAAGGCATAGATTTAACATATGATTATGTGCTTAGTAATTGGGCACTAAAGTTGTATGGAGATGATAACACCGGTACAGTATCAGATGATGCAAAGGAATGGTGCTCACTTGAAGATGAGAAACATGAATTTGCCCAAATAAATTACACCGTTACTAGTGACACTGGATGGAATTATGTTAATCTTGAAAGTGTAGCTTTTTTATCTCAAGGTTTCAGGTTTTGGGATGCTCGTAGCATGTTTGTACCTACTGGGAATTATGAAAAGGGTTTTGCAGCAATGCTTTATGGATGTCGCTGCCAGAATCCAGTATGGTCATGCTATCGTGCTAATGCGATGTACATTGAATATTTCTTCACTCCAATGAGGAAAATGATTGGTGAGTATCGAAATTGGTTGTTATCTAATTACCGTTCCGATTTCATCTCAGAAAAGATCGTGAAGTATGAAATATCTTCTAAAACTGTTTGGGCAAGTTGGTTCACTGATGAACAAATTGTAACACTTTATTGTTGTTTACAACAGTCTGGGTCAAGACTAAAACAAGATTATATACTAAGACCACTTGTTTTAAAATCACTTGCAATGCCGAAGCCACAGGTGAAGAAGATGATGCGAAAGA